CCGTCAGAAGGGTAATGGAATTGTAGAGATCGCTGGTATCAAGATCTACAAGTCTATGAACATTCCATTCTTAAGTAAGTATGGTACTAAGTACACACCTGCATCAGGTAATGACGATACTGTAGATACTAACGTAGCTGATCCTGGTAACAAAGGTGACTTCGTAGCACCAGATATTGAGGATGGTCGCAACAGTGTGACTGGAATCAATAATGAGTATGGCCAAGCTTCTAACTTTGCTAATTCTTGTGGATTAATATTCCAGAAAGAAGCAGCTGGTATTGTTGAAGCTGTTGGACCACAAGTTCAAGTAACAAGTGGAGACGTATCCGTAATTTACCAAGGTGATGTAATCCTTGGTCGTTTAGCAATGGGTGCAGATTATCTTAATCCTGCAGCTGCTGTTGAACTATTTGCTGGTACTTCTACAAAACCTGCTCAGTTCGGTACAGTTCAAACTGCAACCAACAACGCTGGTTATCAGTAAACAATATTTTTATTTACACAATGGGAGGCTTCGGTCTCCCTTTTTTTTTATTCATTTACACATGGCTATTCCCACAACAGTTGACACCGATACAGAACTATCCGCAGTGAATTCAATACTGGGAGCTATCGGTCAGTCACCAGTGACAACCCTCGGTGAAACATCAGATGGTCATGTCACATATGCTAATCCAGAGATAGCATTCATATACAACATACTAACCGAAGTCAATAAAGACGTACAGAATGAAGGTTGGATATTTAACACCGAATATAATGTAGAGATATCTCCAGATTCTTCAAAAAATATAACTATTCCAAATAATGTTTTAAGATATGATTTACATGAAGATAATATCTACAGAAATAAGAACTTAGTAAGAAGGAACGGTAAGCTTTGGGATACCATCAACCAAACCTATGAGTTTGATAATAATATACACCTTGATATAACTTGGCTTTGGGCTTTTGAAGAACTACCAAGTGCATTTAAAAGATACATAATATCTAGAGCTTCAGTTAGAGCTGCGACTCAGCTAGTAAGTAACCCACAACTTGTACAACTACTACAACAACAAGAAGCATTAACAAGAGCTACTTGTGTTGAGTATGAATGCAATCAGGGTGATCATTCTTATATGGGATTTCCTGATAAGAGTAGCTATAGAACATATCAACCATATACAGCACTGCAAAGATGACGAGTATTACACAACAAATACCTAATTATGTTGGAGGTATATCACAACAGCCTGATGAATTAAAAGTACCTGGACAAGTTCGAACAGCTAAGAATGTAATACCTGATGTTACTCATGGTCTATTAAAAAGACCTGGTGGTAGGTTAATTGGTAATGCTTTGTCTGCTTATACAACAACAAGTAAGTGGTTCCACTACTACAGAGATGAGAACGAACAATATATAGGTCAGATCCAAGGATCAGACGGTCAAATAAAAATGTGGAGATGTAGTGATGGTCAACCTATGACTGTTACTAACAACTTAACAACAACAACAAAAACAGGTACTTACACTAGGAATACATCAGGAGTAATAACCGTAACCATCAGTGATCATGGTTATAAATTAGGAGAGACTGTCTATTTAGATTTTACTAGTGGTGCTACTGATGCTGTTTATAAAATCACTAATATAGTTGATACTAATAATTTTAAAGTTGAAGATGGTATAAAAGATAATGCTATTACAAGTACAGCAGTTACCTCAAAAAGTAATTATCTAATACATTTAGATGATGCAGATATACAAACTCTAACTCTTAACGACTACACCTACCTAACCAACAGAAATAAAACTGCTGCTATGGCTGCGACAGTTGAGACTGTCAGACCGCCAGAGGCATACATAGAGTTAAAGAAAGTTGCTTATGCTAGTCAGTATTCAGTTAATATATTTGACACTACTACAACTACAGAAGTTAAAACTGCGACAAGGATTAAGGTTGCTTCATCTTCTTTAGATTCTGATAGTAGTTGTCCTAATGTTGGGACAGAAATTCTTAAAGTTGGAACAGATAATCAAGATTTAACACATGTAAAACAAAAAATTAAAGTTTCTCTTGCAACAATTGGACAGACAAGTGCCAGTAATTTTTTTGAAGACGATGCAACAAGAGCATATTCCTTAATTTATGTACCACCTGCTTGGGTAGTAAATACTTATTATCAAACGGGTGATCTTGTTCAAGGTGAATCAGATAATTCAAGAATTTACAAAAGAACAGGATCTGCTATTACATCAAGTGGAACAGTACCTGTGCATGATTCAGGAGAAACAGATGGTTGGACGGCAATAACTACAACGACTTATACAGCTAATTCAGATGTATCTAGTACTCAATTATATGGAGGTCAAGCTTGTATTGAAATAGCAGATTCCAGAGAAATAGATTCAAAAGCAGATTTAGATCTTACTGTAGCTGCATGGTCAACAGGTAATGGTGCACACTTTCCTTTTGAAATAGACAGTACAGCTTGGGATGGTCAGTTTGCAACATTAACTTATATTTGGAAAAATAATGGTGATTATTCTGATCACATTAGTCGGATAATATTTAGAAGAACAAATGGAACCACGCATACTATTGGTGGTAACAATGTTTCATCAGCTACTGATGGTGCGCTATCAACAAGTAATGGTACATTAGCAATTTCAAGAATTGGTTGGGGTGGTCATGATGTATTACCAGCAGGTAGAGCTGATCTATACTTTAGACTTACGAATACTGGTCAAGCTGTACCAGATGCTACAGGTGATAACTATAGCTGTAGATATACAACAACTGTAGATCTATTACATGGTGGAAGTGGTTGGGAACCTGGAGATAAAATTCAAATTAGAATGAAAGGAGGGGTATATGTTTTAGAAGTAGAGGAAACGAGTATTTCTAAAGTACAAGCTAATCTTGGTTTAATCAGACCTACTCCAACTTCATTTGATACTAAAACTACAGTTACTGCTGAAAGTATTCTTGGTGCTATTAGAACAGATATAGCAGCTCAATCAGCTTTTGCTGATGCTGATGTACAACAGATAGGTAATGGTATTTATATCACCAGATCATCAGGAACCTTTAATATTTCAACACCAGTTAGTGAACTATTAAATGGACTATCAAGTGAAGTAAAAGATGTAGGTGATTTACCTAAACAATGTAAGCATGGTTATGTCGTTAAGGTAGCTAATAGTGAAGCTGAAGAAGATGATTACTATGTAAAATTCTTTGGTAATAATGATAGAGATGGTGATGGTGTATGGGAGGAATGTGTAAAGCCTGGAGATAATACAACGTATGATTCAGCTACCATGCCTATTCAAATTGTTAGAGAGGCTAACGGTACATTCACTGTTAAACAAGTTACATATGATCCAGCACAAGTTGGAGATACATCTGATAATGGGACAAACCCTAGAGCTTCATTTGTAGGTAAAACAATTAACAAACTACTATTCTTTAGAAATAGACTTGTCATGCTCAGTGATGAGAATGTGATTATGTCTAGACCTGGAGACTTCTTTAACTTTTGGGCTAAGTCAGCTATCTCTTATACAGCTACAGATAACATTGATATATCTTGTAGTTCTGAGTATCCAGCTATTGTTTATGATGGTTTACAGGTTAACTCTGGTCTAGTTTTATTCACTAAGAATCAACAGTTTATGTTGACTACAGATAGTGATGTCTTAAGTCCACTAACTGCAAAGATCAACTCACTATCTTCTTATAACTTTAACTTTGAAACTAATCCCGTATCACTTGGTACAACCGTAGCCTTCTTAGATAACGCTGGTAAATATACACGTTTCTTTGAGATGACTGCTGTACTTAGAGAAGGTGAACCAAACGTATTAGAACAAAGTAAAAACATATCAAAGCTATTCCCCAACAACATAGATTTAATTGCTAACTCAAGAGAGAACTCAACTATATTCTTTGCTACTAAAGGTACTAATAAACTGTATGGATTTAGATATTATTCAACAGGAGAACGAAGAGTACAACAAGCTTGGTTTGAATGGGAGTTAAGTGGGACTATACAACATATAGCTATGCTTGATGATTCATTGTATGCAGTGGTTAAGAACACTGGATATACAATGCAGAAGTTTAGTATCAAGTTAGATGATAATTCTCATACACTTGTTGAAGATGATACTTATAGGGTTCACTTAGATAATGCTAAAACTTTTGCTTATACCAACCTAACGTATGTAGCTGATGGAGACTATACAAAGTTCGATCATACTGCTGCTGATTTTAGTGGTTCAGGACAGCTATATGCTGTTGCTATATCTACAAGTACAGATAAGGAGTTTAATGGTCTTGTATCTAAGGTAACTACATTTGATGATAGTGGTACAACTAAGATAAAGATACCTGGTAACTGGACTACAAGTACTGCAGCTAAAGCATTCAATGTTGTAATTGGTTATGACTTTGATATGGAAGTTGAGTTTCCAACTATCTATGTAACACAACAAGAAGGAGAACGTTTTAAATCTGATATACAAAGCTCACTTGTTTTACATCGTATAAAGATGAGTTTAGGTCCAACAGGTGTCTATAACACAACTTTAAAACGTATTGGTAAACTTGATTATAACGAGACTTTTGAATCAGTCATGGCTGATGCTTATACAGCTAACACAGTAGGTATAGATAAAGAACAAATAGCTACATTACCTGTATATGAAAAGAATACAAACCTAACACTTACCCTTAAATCCACTCATCCATCACCAGCCACATTGTACTCAATGAACTGGGAAGGAAACTATTCAAATAGATATTATAAACGTGTCTAAATTCATTCACCCCATTACGTTAGAGGCTGCCAAAGAGGTGGCTTCTAACCTGCGTCCAGAAGACCGTAGAGAGGTCGAAGAAGGACATGGTATAGATGCAACAGAAGCACTGTTAGATGCAGTTCAGAAGCCCTCCTGCGTGTACTTCACGGTGCCTAACGGCAAGACTGCCGGTATGGCTGGAGTAGACCTTGGAGGTCAGATCTGGATGCTATGTACACATGCTATTCATGACTACCCAATTACGTTTGCTAGGGAAGCTAGACGTTATGTAGAAAGACAACCCGATAAGTTGCTGTGGAATGTCGTTGACAAACGAAATACAGTCCATTTAAAGCTACTTAAATTCCTTGGATTCAAGTTCTTACGTGAAGTTGAGTTTGGTCCGAACAAATTATCCTTTATAGAATTTTGCCGTGTGTTTAGGAGCGCAAGCGAGAGCACAAAATGAAGCTGCTCGCAGACAATACGCATATCAAAATGAACAACGTGAAAGACAATGGATGCAAGATCTAAGTGTCTATCAAACGAAACAAGTTCAATATGATATCAATACAAACAATGCAGAGATGGCAGCTCAGGCAGCTTACGGCGAAAGCGAACGTAAGAGGCAAGAAGCAAGAGCACAAGCTGAGCTTAAGTACCAAGATATGTACGCTGAACTGCTAAATAATAGTGAGTCTGCCAAGCTAATGGCTAGTGGTAGAACAGGTAGATCAGTAGCAAGAATTAAAACTACTGACTTAGCTAAGTATGGAAGAAATGTAGCTGAGATTGGTAGGCAATTAAGAACTAATGATGTTGCACTAGCACAAGAGAATGCTAAGGCAGCAGCTCAAGCTAAAGGTTATAAAGATCAACAGTTTGCACAGGTAGCATTCCAACCTGTAGCTGATGTAGCACCACCTGCACCTGTTATGCAGAGTGTTGGAGCTGCAGCGTTTA